GTGAACCTAAAGGAGACGTTAATCGTCAATCGCTCAACTTACACCAGTGCACTGTGGTCGGCGATAAGTTCATGCGAAAACTTGATGCAGGTGATAAAGATGCAAGAAGATTATGGGGAAAGTTATTACAAAAGCGAAAAGCAACTGGAGAGCCTTATATTTTATTTAAGGGGAATACAAACAAAAATAATCCAGATGCTTACAGAAATCACGGATTAAAAGTTCATATGACAAATATATGTAGTGAGATAACATTACACACTGATGAATCTCATTCATTTGTTTGCTGCTTATCATCATTAAACTTAGCTAAGTATGATGAATGGAAAAACACTAATCTAATATACGATAGTATATGGTTTTTAGATGGAGTGTTAGAAGAGTTTATACAAAAATCAAAAGGTAAAGTTGGCTTTCATAACTCTGTAAGATCTGCTGAAAAAGGTAGAGCATTAGGATTAGGTGTGTTAGGCTGGCATACATATTTACAAGAACAAGGCTTACCATTTGAAGGTTTATTATCACAATATGAAACTAGAAGAATATTTTCACAAATTAAAATCGAATCTGAAAGAGCTTCCATGGCGCTTGCTGAAACTTTTGGCGAGCCTCTTTGGTGTCGTGGCTCTGGTTATCGTAACACTCATCTTCGTGCTATTGCACCTACTGTCAGCAATAGTAAACTTTCTGGAAATGTCTCTCCCGGAATTGAGCCGTGGGCTGCTAACGTATTCACGGAACAGTCTGCGAAAGGTACATTTATTCGCAAAAACCCTACGCTTAAAAAGGTGCTTAGACGAAATAAAATCGACACTGAAAAAGTTTGGAACAAAATCTTAAAAGATGGTGGCTCTGTACAAGGTATAAAAGAATTAAATGATGTAATGCTAGGTAAGTATAATGATATACCAGCTAAGGAAGTATTTAAAACATTTAAAGAAATTAATCAATTAGAATTAGTTAATCAAGCAGGTATACGTCAACAATATATTGACCAATCTGTTTCGTTAAACTTAGCTTTTCCAGCTGTAGCCACACCAAAATGGATTAATAAAGTACATATGGAAGCATGGAAAAAAGGAATTAAAACATTATATTATATGAGAACCGAATCTGTACTGAGAGGCGACATTGCTGAATCAGCTATGGATGAAAATTGTTTAGCTTGTGATGGATAATAAAAATACAGAAAATTATAAAAATTTTATGACATTAGAAAGAATGTTACATCCTATTGATCCTAAAGTATTTTGGACTAAATATTGGGGTAAACAACATTTAGTTATAAGAAGATACAGTATATTAAAAACGATGTATACGTGGAAAAACTTTAATAATCATTTAAATCAATATCCTGAAATACCTGGATTAAAAATTATTAATAAAGAATTATTTCCAAAAGAAGAATGGGATTATAAAAAAATTAAATTAGGTAAATCAAAAATGCCTTTATTGTCAAAAAAAGAAATATATAACGCTTGGCAAAAAGGAAGTACATTTGTATTACCATTTGCAGAATATCAAAGAGAATCGTTATATTCAGTATGTGAAGAATTTGAAAGATATTTTGATAGAGGTCAAATTAATATATATTGTTCTTCTGGTAATAATTCAGATAGTTTTCCAGCTCACTCTGATTCAACAGAAAACTTTTTATTTCATTGTGAAGGAAGAGTTGCTTGGACTATATATGAAGAATTCGCACCTAATAAGCCTAAAAATATAAAAGCACAATTTATATTAGAGCCTGGCGATTTATTATATATACCGCAATATCAATATCATAAAGTTGATGTATTAGAGCCAAGAATATTGGTAAGTGCTCATTTTGCTAACAAGAAACAACAAAGTTTAAAATCTTTTAATATAACACCTAAGGGTGAAAGCAAAAGAATTAAATGGTATAATTTTGAAGACACATGCGGCTGCAACAAAACATAAAGCAATTACATAATGCTGATTCTTTTTTAGAATACAGAAAAGAACAAGAACAAAAGCATTTAGAAAAAATAAAAAATAGTAATAATCCTTTAGATTCTATTTTAACTATTGAAATAAATACAACAGAGTTATGCAATAGGAAATGTGTATTTTGTCCTAGATTCGATTCTAATGTATATCCTAATAGAAATTTAAATATGTCTGTTCAAACAGCAGATTTAATTGCAAGAAATTTAAGTAATTATAATTATAAGGGTAGATTATCTTTTAGTGGCTTTAGTGAAAATTTATTAAATAAAAATTTTACTAAAATAATTAAAGCAATGCGCGGTCATTTAAAAAATAATTTATTTGAATGTAATACAAATGGCGATAAATTAAATCCTAAATTTGTAAATGAATTATATGATGCCGGGTTAAATATCCTGTACATAAATTTATATGACGGTCCAGAGCAAGCAGATAAATTTATTGATATAATGGATAAAGCAGAAATAAGCAAAGAAAAATATAGTTTAAGAGCACATTATTCTCAAAAAGATTATGGATTAAAGTTAAACAATAGATCAGGAATGATTAATTGGATTGGTTTAGATGAAGATGATGTAAATAAATTGAAAGGTACCCCATGTTATTATCCTTTTTATAAAATGTTTATTGATTGGAATGCAGATGTTTTGTTTTGTTCAAACGATTGGGGAAGAGAAAAAATTATAGGTAATTTATTAAAAAATACTTTACAGGATGTTTGGATGTCAAATGAAATGAAAAAAGTTAGAAATAGATTAAAAAATGGTGATAGAACAGAAAGCCCTTGTAATAAGTGCTCTGTAAAAGGTACTTTATTTGGTAAACCTAGTTTTGATTTAATTAATAAATTTTATGAAAATACTAATAACGGGATCGTCTAAAGGCTTAGGCAAATCTTTATTTAATAAATTAGAAAATATAGAGAGTACAAATAAAGAAATTTATAATTTAAATTCTGATAAAGGAATAAATAAAATTATAAATAAAATTAAAAATAATAATTACGATGTATTTATAAATAATGCACATGCACATTTTGCACAAACAAAATTATTATCTAGTGTTTTTAATTTATGGAAAGATCAAAATAAAACAATAGTAAATATTATAAGTAGAGCAGCATATCCAAATATATCTAAAGGTTTTATGTATGCTTCTTCAAAAGCATCTTTATCTTTTTTATCTAATAGTTTAAAATTTAACACAAATAAAAAATGTAAAATAATTGATATAAATCCTGGTTTATTAAATTCAAAATTGCCTAGTTTAAGTAACGACGAAATGGCTGATATAATAATCTGGTGTTTAAATCAACCAAAGCATATAGAAATAGGAGAAATATCCGCATGGCATTCTGCGCCTTATGTAGATGTACAAAAACAAAAACAAATATTATTAAATGAAAGCAGGAAAAATTTGGGGTAAAACCGAAATGATACACAAAAATGGTGTATTAGAATTTCACAGAATAGAATACAACAAAGGATTTAAATGTTCAGAGCACGAACATAAATTTAAATGGAATGGATTTTTTGTTGAGTCTGGTAAAATGCTAATAAGAGTTTGGCAAGATGATCAAAGTTTAATTGATGAAACAATACTTGAAGCTGGCGACTTTACTATGATTAAACCCGGTAAATTTCATCAGTTTGAAGGATTAGAAGATGGTATTGCATTTGAATTATACTGGGCTGAATTTAATCACGACGATATTAATAGAAGAACATCAGGTAAAAAAATATAAAATGAGAATATTTATAGGACACGACACAAGATATGAAGATGCTAGTAGCGTATGCAGGCAATCAATAATTGAAAATAGTTCACCAAATGAACACAAAATTACTTATTTACATAAAGAAAAATTAAAAAACGCTGGCGTTTATGGTAGAGCTGATGTTGAAGGCGAATCAACTGAATTTTCTTTTACAAGATTTTACGCACCACTTACAGCTAATTTTACAGGAACTATTATGTTTTGCGATCAAGACTTTGTATGGCTATGTAATCCATCAGAAATATTAGATACGCTTGATATGTCAAAACCAGTTCATTGTGTAAAACATGAAATAAATTCAGATGATATACAAACAACAAAAATGAATAATCAAGTTAACAAAGTATATCCAAAAAAATTCTGGAGTTCATTAATAATATGGACAGATCCAACGGCTTTTAAACACATTACAAAAGAGTCGTTAGATGGAGCTTCAGCTAAAGCATTACATCAATTCCAATGGGTTAATCCTAAACAATTAGGCTCAATAGATAAAAAATATAATTATTTAGTAGGTTATTATAATGATAATGACTATAAAGCTTTACATTATACTCAAGGAGGCCCTTGGCTACCAAATTATGAAAATTGTGAACACGCAGATAAATGGCATCAAGTATATTCAAGAATACCAAAAATAAATCAATAATATTAGTTGGTAATTCTGTTGAAATCATGGAGCATGAACACCATGAGTTTATAGACAGCCATGATATAGTTGTGCATTTTGGATCTGCTTTAGGTGCTACCGATAAGCAGAAAAAATCAATAGGAAAAAGAACTGATATTTGGGTAACTGGACAATTCAGAGCAGGATTATTTAATAAATTTTATTCTGAATTTAAAAACGGAGAATATAAAAATATAAAAATATTATTAAATAGATGTAGAAAAAATTGGCATGATAAAACATGGATTATAGAAGATAAGTTGCCAAATGAAATGAAGTATGAAACAATGTTTTCTGATAAAGAAATGTTTGGAATGATGGAAGAGCTAAATAAATCTACAAAATCTGAATATAGATTTTCTGCAGGATTTTTAACAATATTATTTTTTATATTTAAAGTAAAAAATTATAAAAGCTTATCTTTAATAGGATTTGATTTTTTTGCTAAAAGCACTAAAACAAGAAGAATGGCTCCTTTGGATGACCCTAAAATACCAGGGTATGTAAGCAAATGTGATCCTCATAGTTGGCATATGCCATTATATACGGTAGCACAGTCTTCGCATGAAATGCAGTTTGAACAAGATTATGTTTTAATGTTAGAAAGAAGAGGACTTTTAAAATGGCATATATTAAGTGATTTAAAAAAATCTAAAATAAAATATACAAATTGGTTAAATAAAAAATATTAAAAGCGCTCCTCGATATTCTAAAATATCAAAAATTTTACCTCATTAATTTCTTCCCCTATTAATATTAACACCTTCTGAGGCAGGTATTCTAGGCTTCTCCATCGACTTATTGTTAGAAGGAGGAGTTATTTTTTTATTTATATTACTTGAACTATTACTACCTCTACCAGAAGCGCTCTTACTGCCATAAATTAAAACATTATTTGGACTATACCAAGGGCCGTAATAATTATAACCTATTGGATAATTATAATTAACTCTATAATTAACAGGTCTTATAGCGCTCATAGGCAGAGCTATTGTATCACCTACTTGTGTGATAGCTAATACATGAGTAATTTCTACGCTAGGTTGAGAAGTTTTTTGTATTGAGCAACTAGCAACAAGTGCAGCTACCGCAAAAAGGACAATTTTCCATAGTTTCATTATATAGTTTTATACTTTGTTTTATTATTATCGTCTTTGTAAGCTACCAAACATCTATTTCTATTATCATCTTCATTTACATAACTAATATGTACCCAGTCAGGATTTACTCCATCTCCGAATTCCCATATCATTTGGTCAAACGATAAATTTTCTTTTACATATCTATACATATCAGCATTATTCATGTAAGAATATGTATCATCAATATCAATTGCCTGGCCTTTACAATGTTGCGAATTGGCACTTCCGCCGATCGCTTTATTTAATTCAGGTCCGCGATAGAATGAATTGATCTTTATAGGGCCGTTTACGTGCTTTCTAAGAGGCTCAAATATTTTTTCTGCTAATAACTCCATATTAGATAAATGGTAGCTATTTGGTGTGTTATCTATTCCTAATCTTTTTGCTGTAATGCTATACACACCTTCAACATAACTAATGTGTTCACTTATATTTTTCATTAGTTTTTACTTTCACCAAATAAAAGAAAGTTAATTCTTTTTTGTATTTCTTCTCTTGGTACATTCAGCTTAAATGATAAATCAGCTTGCCATTGGCCTTTTGGTTTGCCATCTTTGCCTATTACAACAATTGTAGGTACAGCTTTAATTTGTGCTTTTAACTCTGCACTTTGGTCTTCTAAATTAACCATTAAAACTTTTGCATGACGTATACCTCTTAAGTTATAATCATTTGATTGATTCCATTTTGCATTAACATGTAATAAAGTAATATCTTGTGCGTTTGCTACGAATGCAAACATTAATAATAAAATTGTAATTAAATTTTTCATCTTGATAGTTCGTAAATTTTATCTGTATTTTTTTCTATTTGTTCTTTATTTTCTTGTATATCTTCTTTTAGCGTTTCAGTAGACTTTTCAATTTGTATTATTGTAGTACGAATTAATTCGTCTTTCAGTTGAAATTCCATCTGTTTTACAAATTCTTCAGGGTTGTTTGCGTTTTGTAATTCTTTAATGTCACCCTGTAAAGTGAACCACATACCCGCTAAAGCTATTGCTCCTCCAACTATCATACTAATAGTTTTAAGGTCAAGTTGTACTTGAGTATCTTCTCCGATTTGTGTTGCCATATTTATCTAAATGTAAAGTTTATGCCTACTGAAGAATTATAAATTTCAGAATCCCAAAATTTAGTATATTCCCCTTCAGCGAATATTCCTATTGCTTTGCTTAATTTCCAGCCAAATATTAATCCCGCTTGGTAATCATCCCATTGTTCTAATTCTGAATCTTTTATCAATCCTCCTTTTCCCCAGTTGTTACGATTCAAATAACTTACATTTTCATCACCAACTATATATTGGTGGTATGGCAATATATAATTACCATAAGCGTGAAGCCAAAAATTTGATCTATAATGATAAAAATCAAAACCAACAACCGGTGCTATTTCGCCAAAAGCGTCAAGCAAGTCCCATTGTTCTTGATTGTATAAGTTCATTAAGTTGCCAAATACGCTGTTACGAAAATCTATATCACTCCATGCTACAATTTTGTCATCAGCATCTTTCCATATCCAGTCATATCTTTCTTCGCCAGTATTTATATCAGTATATTTTGTAAAATTATCGGTATATCCATACACATATCCAAGACTATACCACGGATTTTTTGGATATTCATTACCAAACGGATCAACTTCAGTTTCGTTTAACCATATTTCTATAGGATTATATCCGTAAGGTGTTTGATGTGTACGATATATTGCACCTGCTGATAAACTAAACTTTTTACCAATAGGCAATCTACCTCTTATTTCTGCTGATTGATATTTAAAACCAACATTACCCTGCTCACGTTGTTCTAATTTAACTATATGATAGTTACCTACATGTCTTATAAAAAATCTAGAGTTAAAAAATTCTTCTCCTCTTTCTCTTTCTTTTTCATAATGAAATAAATATTCAAGGCCTTTAACTGATGATGTTGGCGCTGATAATGATTTATTATTTTCAGTACCGTCATAATATTCTTTAGCTTTTACTTCATATCCAAACCTAGCTAATTTTCTAAAGCCCAACCCAACTCTATAATCCATTGGGTAATAATCAGTTACATCAATTACTTTTGGTATACCATATAAATCTCCATCATCTGGTCGTTCTACAAAATAATCTTTATATGTTTGCTCGTACGCATTTGACGCATCACCAGCAACATAAAACGTACCATACTTTAAAAAGTCTTTATATAATTCTTTTAAAAATTGTGCATTAGAATTAAAAGAAATTAATAAACAAAACGCGAATAATATTTTTTTCATATTTTAAAATTTGTCGGATAATATTTCATCTATAGCTTCTTCTATCCTTGCTATTGTGTTTTCAGGAAGTTTTAAAGTTACTCCTGATTCAATTTTTAATATTTGTTTACCGTCATGGAATAACATAACAGTTGGTATATATATTATATTTTCATTTGTAAAATGATCAGAATGTTTACTTAAATAAAAAGCGTGAGTATTATGATCATTAAATTTTTTTAATGGTATTTCATTTTCTTTTACAAATTCAGCGCTAAATTGCACTACTGATATACCGTCTTTATATTGTGAATAACTTGATACAGTAAATAATAATAATAATAGTTTAAAATATTTCATAATTATCTGGCAAGATCATAAAGTCTTTCATCTAATTTTTCTAAAGTTATTTTCATAGACTCTACATCAGATTTTATTGCCTCTACGTCTTTTTGAGTTAATTCAATTGTTTTACGAATCATTTCGTCTTTATACTTAAATTCAACCTCGCTAACAGGAGCTTTAGGTAATTGCTTAGCCTCTTCTATATCGGCAGCCATTACAAAGTACATGCTCGCAAGCGATATTGCTCCCATTACAATAATTCCTATTGTTTTGAGGTCTAATTTTAATTGAGTATTTTCAGAGATTTCTGTTGCCATTATACTATAATTAATTACTTATTTTTTTCTTCTTTTAACATTTTTTACTCTTCTTGGTTTACCTGCTGGTTGGCCAAGTCTTTTCTTTTCTCTTATTTTAGCTGCTTTTTCAGATGAAGACATTTCGCTAGCTGTTTTTACAGTTTTGCCTGACACTCTTTTACTTGGTCTGCAATAAGGAACACCTCTTTTTTCACCTTTGCGCCTACCACAAGGTTTGCCAGTTCTAACATCAACCCATTTTTCTTTAAACCAACGTTTAAGCTGTAAACCTTTTTTAGTTTTTCTTACCGCCACTTTTAGGTTTTTTATGATCACAACCTTTTTTCATTAAAGCTTTGTGTTTTTTTAATGTGTCCACATTATGTACTGATCCGTCTTTACAGTACATTTTGTGCATTTCCATTTTACCTTTTGTATGTTTCATTTTTTATTATTTAGATTTGTTACCCCAATTTTTAGCCCCCACTTTTCTACATTTTGCAATAGCACCGCTAGCATATGCAGATGGGAATACTTTATATCTTGCTTTTACTTTGTGATAGCACGCATCTTTTGTGCCGCCTTTTTTTGCCATAACTTATTGTTTAAAAATATTGTCTGTTTCAAATACGTCGTTTCCTTTAAATATATTTTCTTGATCAAATATATTTTTTTTCTTGTTTATTCTTGGCCTTGCAGGGTCTGGATCATCAATTAATAATAAATGTTCATTATATCCTAATATTGAAAATAATCTATTATACCATTCAATTTCTTCGTCCATAAAATTTTGAATATTTTTTAATTTAACCAATGCTCTATTCATGGGTATATTAAATACACCTTCTAAGCCTTGGCCTAACATAGAATAGAATGGATCATCTGGGTCTAATGGTTTTCTTAACATCATATCGCCTTCATATTCGTAAGTGTCAAAAGATCTTTTTAATTTATCAACTTTAGCAGAAATAGGTGGTGAAATACTAAATACTTTCCACGCAGCTTCTCCTAAATCTTTATTATAATTATCACCTTGTGCTCTTTTATATAAATCAATAAACACTTGCTTAGTCATATCTGCGCCCGCGCCACCAAATCCAAATCCTCTTAACCAAGTTTGTGTCATTGAATCTATCATTTTAAATGCTTTTTTATCGGCATCTTCTGGCCTCGCGTCTCCTGTATATAAAGCAAATACAGCTTGTTGTAATGCAGTAAACATTGTAGATTGTAATGCGCCATAATGCACTATTTTAGATAAATTTGTTTTGTCATCACCTCTTCTATTTATTAAATCTTTATATGATCTATACATTATTCTATTATACTGCATAGGTGTATTAGCAAAATTTAATATTACTTTACCTAATGTTGATGCTTGTTGATATGAAATTCTATCTGCTCTTGATGATTGCTGATTTTCTTGTGTTACTTCAATCCAATCTTCCATTGCTTTTTTCTCAGCTTCAGTTTCTTTAAAACCCTCTCTTTTATATGTATTTATTCTATTTCTATAAAAACTTGCACCACCAACAGATATTGCTACACCATCTGCTGCTCTTGTAGGTGTATATCCTTGTTTTAATACATAATTTAATACTCCATTAAATCCACCGCCTCTTTGCATTATAGTAGCCAGTTCAGCTTCATTAACATTCATTTTTAAATTATCTCTTCTACCAACAGCAAAATCAGACATAAATAATGTTCTTACATCTTTAGCAAATTGAGGTACATTAGCAACAGCTTTACTTGCAGCAAAAAAGTTATTATCTCCCCAGTTTACGTAGTTAGGTATTGAGGTTAACTGAGTAAGAGATGTTTTCATGTTCCAAAACATTATAGTAGATTGACCACCTGTTATATAATCGTTTAATCCACTTTCAAACTTACCCATATTCTTTTTTCTACTCTGGCCAGTTTCCATTCTCCATAGCATGTTTTTCCACGCTTCTACATAATTTTCACCAAACTGATATTCCATTTTACGTAAGTTTTCAGGGCTAAATATTTCATTCTTATTTTCAACCCATTGTCTAAATATATCAGGTCTAGCGCTGTTTCTTACAATATTTAAAATATCACCATGCAAAGTTGTATCAATCCAGTTTTCTTTAGGTTTACCCCAGCCATAGCCTCCTGTAATAAAAGATAAGCTATTAGCTAATTTAACAAGTTCTGGATTTTTTTCAACTTCTTTTACAACAGCATTTAAATCTGTTTTAGTTAATCCCGGTATTGTTTCTCCTTGTCTAGCCCACATATAGATTCTTAAAGCTTCAGAATTTTTGTAACCTGTTTTATTATTTACCTGATTTAACTCTTTCTTTAATGGTTTATTAGAATTTAATACTGTTTTTAAATCTTTTATAGCTCTAACTTCAAAAGCATTGACTGCGTTGTCAGCTCTTGCAAAAGGTTTGAGGAAGTTGTTTTTCCACCATTCAAATTGTTTATTTCCTGCTTCGCCTTTGCCTAATGTTCTATATATTAAAAGTTCAGCGTCAGCTGCTTTACTTGAAAATAAATTCCATTCTTTATTTTCTCTACCTCTTATTCTAGCTTTATTAGGGCTTATAATAGCATCTGCAGGTATTTCAAAGTTTTGTTCAAATATTTCTTTATTTAAATATTCTGATAAGTTTTTTGAATTATACTCTGTTTGTAATTCGTTTCTTTTAAACTGTTGATCTATTTTTAATTGATTAGATTCTGATAATTTTTTACCAGAAAGTTCTTGTATCATTTGGCTTTCAGCATACAAATCATAATAAGATTTTTTAGTAGCTATGTCATAAGTATTTTTAAATACATCATGATTACCTAACATCCTATCATAACCTTGATTATTATTTCTACCAAAATTATCTATCTTATTCCATAATGCTTCAGGGCCATAACTTTGTTCAAAATTAAGTTTCCTGCCATCATAATTTTTAAAGTAATTGCCCTCTATTAAATCTTTAAATGTTTCAAAAGCAAAATCAGATGAAGACTTAATATGTTCACCCTTTCTTTTCTTTTTAAAGTATTCACTTAATCTTTTTTCAAAAGCAGCTGGTGATTCACCTTTTCTAATTGAAGGAATATAAACAGATGTGTATTGAGCTATACCTCTTACTGAAAAAGGATTACTAGACTGCATTTGAAAATGATTAGCTAAATTTCTTTCTCTTTCTAATCTTTGTGCTGGATTTTTTGATGTATTTAAATATGATTCATAAAATACACCCATCATTTTATCAACAGCTTCTAAATTTTTACCAAACTCTGGCCCGTATATTTTTTCAATTAACTCAAGTTTTTTAGGTACTTCTATGTCTGTTCTTCGTAATATAGGATCAACTTTATCAGCAAAATCTTTTACTTCAAATAATAATTTCCCACTATTAAGAGCCTTTAATCCGTTGTCTAATATTTTTTTATATTGAGGATTTTCTGTAAAATCATATTCAAATTTTTTCTTGCCGTTTAATGCTTCTATAAAAGCTTTGCCATATTTACCTTGAGTATTTCCAGCTAATCTATCTGCTCTTAAATTAAAAAAGTGACTAAATATATTTGCCATCTTGCTATTACCAGCATCAACAACATCTTTAGGTATAAATTCTGCTATGATGTTTAAAAATTCTTTTGAATGATTTTCTTGAATTCTATATTGATCGGCAATATTAGAAATTATTTTGTCAGCTTTGGGTCCTTCAACAATATCAAATAGCATTTTTGAATAACCTCCTTCAGAATGAAAAGAAGATTTAAATTTATTGTCATGTTTAAAATAAATACCGTCTTTATAATTTTTTAATTTACCTGTAAACTGCTCTCCATTTTTTTCTAAAAAAGGCTCTCTTGCGAAAGCTAAAGCATTTTTAAGAGCAATATCTTCTTTCGATGCTGTAACCGGATTAAAGTTTCTTAAAAAGTTTAAACCAGCATCTAAGCTTGTTATACCTCTTTTCTGTAATTGTTTTCCAATGTCAGTACTTGCAAATGCTTGGCCCTGAACACTCTTTAAATTACCTATACTTTGAAATACTGTAGATAAATATGCTGCGTCTTTTATATTACTAGGTATGTCAGCACCTTCTTGAGACATGTTATTTAATTTATCAGTAGCTCTTCTAACTTGTATTGCTTGTGATAATACATTAAATAATCTAGTATGCTTTGCGTCAACTCTACCTTCAGTAAGTACTTCTGTAAACCTATTTAGTAATTGCTGTGATTCAGCAGTTAATTGACCGTTTTCGTCATACTTTAATTGTTTTTTATTAGCTTTAAACGGTTGATTATCGCCAACTTTACTTTTAGCGTATCTTTCAGTTTTTGAAATATCAAAAAATTCTTTAAATATAGATTGACCTTTAATAACCTGCGTAGATTGCTGAGACTTCATGTCAAAGCTTTCAGGTATCATTTCATATATTCTTTCTATATTAGCTTTTATATTAGCGTTTCTTTCTGCTGTTGTAGCCCCAAAAGATTCCCTAACATCTGCCATAAGCTTCATTGGAGGTTTCTTAGCGGTTGATAAAAAATCAAAAGGACCGCTTGCAAAATCCATAAAGGTAAGTTCAGTTTGTCTACCTGTTGTTGTTAATAGTTTATCTACAATAACATCTGCATTAGAAAGTACTTTTGATAAATCTAATTGTGTTCCGTCAGACTTTATAAATGATTGAAATTCTATTCTATTTTTTGTTTCAACATATGTAGGATCAATTATTATTTCGCCACCTTCTTCTAATCTTCTACTGCCAAATATAGAATCTTTATATATATCCATAAATCTTGAAAACTTATCACCATCTAAATGTTGTTTTATAGTTTTCGTAATTGGCTGGCCACCTTTATATCTTGCGATTATACCTAGTACGCCTCTTTCATGCATTAATGTATGATCTTTAAGCTCTCTTATTTGCTCTTTTGTTAATTGTCTTACGTTACCTTCGGCGTCTTTACCAAATTTTCTTATAACCCACCCTTCTACATAACGATTTATAATATCAGCTGATGTTCCTTCTTTTGCATAAGGGTTTATAAGTTCAGCAGGAAATTGTCTTCCAGAGTTTTTAAATATTTCGTAATCTTCTTGTACTTTTTTAGATTCTAATTCTAATCTTTCTAATAGTTTACCACCTATAGCGTTATATTCTATAACTTTACCGTCCGGCGTTTTTAAATCATTGCCGTTTTTTCCTTGATATTGATATTTTAACAAATAGTCTAACTGATCTGCAAATTTTGAAACATTACCTTTTTTACCAGCTAAAGCCATTTCTTTTAAATACTCTATAGTTTGTTTTGGAGTCCATTCTTCAGGTAGTAATTTTTTTGGTAAACTTTTAAATAAAGTAGTTTCAAATAATCTAGGATTTTTAGCAACTAAACCTATAAGCATGTTTTGCATAGCGCCTTTCAAATCCGGTAACAATCCTGAATCTATTATATCTTTTCTTATGCTTTTAGTAGCTAATAACTCTAATAAATTACCAAAATATTCTTCTGCTACAAATTCTTTGCTTTCTTTTCTTCTTAAATCAATATCAGCTCCGTAAATTTCTTTTATAACATTACTAAAAGTTTCATTAGCTCCTGCTTGTTTAAATAGCTTATCTAATAAAGGATCAATTTTTTTCTTAACACTTATAGCAAACTCGGGATCTTTTATTTTTTGACGGCTGAATACATGCCAAAATTCATGAGGTATCATGTTTTCAGTTAGCTTAGGCGTATTTAAAACCATATGCGCTTTACCATCTGGTCCAAATTTTAAACTTACTGGTTTAGCTTTTACATCTCGTATAAATTTAAAAGGCACTTGAATGTCTTCTGTTTTATTTAGCTTATTCATTTGCTTAGTCCAATATTGTTCAACATACGCGTTACTTTGAACTTTAGTATCATGCCTTATAGCTAATTCTTGCCCCAACATATCATATAGCCCCCTATCAGAAGCAGACATGTTTTCTAAATTAAATTTACCGTCTGTAGTATATTTTTTTCTTAATTTACTTCTTCTGCCTATAACCCAGCTTTCAGGTAACATAGTATTAGTTCTAAAACCACTATTAGCACCGGAAAAAGCCATACCAGAAACAAAACTTGTTATAAATCTTTGTGTAACATCATCTTCATTGCCATAATTATCTTTTATAAATGTGGCAAAAGCTTGATTACCCATTAAGTCTTTTTCAATAGCTTGCAAAGCAAGACCTGCTTCTGTACCAGGAATAAACTTAACACCGCCTTCAGCAACTGTTTTATAAAAAGAAGGCATGCTATTGTAAGCTTTAATTAATGCAGGATTTCTTTCGCCAAATACTAATCTTTTAAGTTTACCAGCTGCACCACCTAACACTCTATCGGAAAAAACAAAACCAACACCAACATATGCCATTTCATCACCTTCAACTATTCTTAATGTTCCTTCTGCTAAAAGTGCATCATATCCAAATACTTTTAATTGATCAAATGTATTTCCTTTAGTTAACTTTAATCCTTTTGCTTTTATATAAGCAGCAGCATCATCAAAACCAAATCTCCTAGCTACTTGATCAATAACAGGTAAAGTTACTGACCTGCCTTGTGGAGTTATATATGTAGGCACTCTTAATTTATTAACTGCACCAGCAACTCCAACAGCTCTAGACAT